CTAACTGTTTGTTGACTGTACTCAATACCTTGTACAATAGCTGTACTATTACTACCACTTGCACAAACACTATCTACTTGGAACTCAAGTATTGCATTTACACATCCCGGTGTAACTTTACAAGATGGAGTAGTATTATCTTGTGGATTAGGAGCATCTATATTGGCACCTGTTACCCATGCAGTATCACCTTGTAATCTGTATTTAACTATTTGCGATAATGCACCTGATGCAGGTGTCCAAAACAATGAAAAGTGTGTATCACCTGAAACATATGCAACAACAAAGTTAGTTGGTGCAGTGCAACTGTTTGTAGCACATTGACTAGTCATAGTACAGAATTGTGCAAGTAATTCAGGATTACTTTCAACATACTTGAAAATGTTTTGTATAAAAGTAAAAGGATCACTTACATTTACTGCAAGAACAAGTTGTGAATTATCGGCATTTGGTGTTGTACTTATTGATAGGCCCCATCCTCCACCGTATGAACTAATTTTGTTCATTAAGTATCCTGGAAAACTATCAGATGAGTTTACAGCAACTTGATTAGGTGTAGGTAATGTTGCAGATATCTGTATCTGTTCATTAGCTCCTGAATTAAGAGTATTGATAGTAATATTTGAACCTGCAGATACTTTATTACTTAAATAGCCTGGGGTAGTATCAGATGAACTATTAAGTACTTTAGTAACAAGACTTGAAGAAGGATTAATAGCCAAAGTTTTACCTCCACAACTTGTACTTGTTACAAGTAATGAAGTATTTGTTGCACCTACTACAGTTGAATTTGTAAGACCATCTACAGCATTCACAAGTTGTTGTACCCAATTTTGAAGACTTGTTTGAGTAGTTAAACAACTTGTAGTTATAGATGATGCGTTAAATGAAGGTAAAGTATTACATATGTAAGTTATAATAGAGCTAATTGTAGTCCTAACACTATCTGTACTTGTACCTGCAAGACAATTTGCAGAATTATTAAATGTGCCTATTGCAGTTTGATATCCACTAAGTGATGTTGTAAGATTAGATAAATAAGCAATCAATGAGTTAAATGCGGTATTTATATTAGTAGGAGTAGATATAGACAATGTACTCCATGTACTACCTGGAGCATTCAAAAGTGCAAGTATGTTACCTACTCCTGTATACGTAGCAGTTAATACTTGGTTTCTTGTCATACCACTTGTGATAGAAATTGATCCTCCACCGCCGGTATAAGAATAAGTTAAACCAGGAACTTGTAATGCAGTTATTGCATTACTTAATGTTGTCTGATTTGCAGGATAAGTTGTACCAGTAAAAGTGTAAAGATCACTTTCTGTTTTGCACACAATCTTACTTATACCCTCAGCAAAGTTTTGAGTATTGGTAGGATGAGATGTACCATCTGTTTGGGTAATACTATAACCATAATATGGTCCAAGATTATAACCACTATAATTTGGAGCAGGGTTCATTGTATTTACAGCAGTATTAATGTTCTGCAATATTGTTTGCAGGTTCATTCCCGGAGTTACATTAATATATGTAAGCGGTACATTGGTATAAACTACCAGGGTGCTATCGTATGCCATTATATAAAGTTTTTATTTCTAAGTTCAAAATCAATTATCGGATCAATATACTGTGGAGGTAAAAAAGAATCAAGACAACTTGGACCATTGTTATCTTGAGGTGTACAATTATAACATGCCTTTTTATTAAAGTCAAATTTAAAAACAATTGCTTGACCTTGAGTTCCGCAAGTAGGGCAAGTATTTACAATTGGTGGAGGGCAAACACAAGTAATACAAGGCACAGTTGGAACAACAGGGTCAAGAGAACTCAGACCTATACATTTACCGGTATACGAGCTATATGTGTATCCAGAAGGACAACATAAACAATTTACTGTACTACTGCCAGTAGGTATTGCAACTGCAGATACATTAGGAGTAATATTAACTAATTTATTACATGCATTAATAACACCTGAACTAGTTGGATTACTAACATGACCTGTACCAATAATGGGTGAAGGGTCAGTATAATTACCTGACCCATCTACATATACGGAACCCGGAGGACAACAAATAGTACTCATTATGCTATTCTTTGAATGTATAACAATGCCCTTGAAGGCTGTCTGTTTTCATGTGACTGTTGGGCATTTGCTGCATTTGCACTTATTGTTATACCTGTATATACTTTACCGATATAAGCAGTTGTATTACCTACTGATCCATTTCCTGCAGCTCCTAAACCTGCACTGCTTGATGCAGTCCATGAATTTATAGTACCAATGAAATTTATCTTTTGAGTAGTATTACCAGATGCAGCAGCTTCTGCATGAAAATAGAATGGATGATCATGGCCTGGATCATTCACAGTAATTGCTGCAGCAGGTATACCTGACTGGTTAGAAAGCAATGTTACTGAAGCTTGTCCTACTAAAGCACCTAATGCATAGTTGTCACCACTGGCATTTGAGGGTAGTGTACTACCTCCCATTACCCCTGCACCACAACCTACCGGTACCTGCTCCCTCATATCTACTGTACCATTGTTACCATTACAGAGGGCAAAGCCACATACATCGGTAGTTGCAAGACCAAGCCCTGTTGAATCAAATTTATTTGTTGTAGGTCCAGCATAGGGCATAATTGCACCTATAGGTACAAATCCTCTGAATGCTACTTGTGCACTTGCCCCTGCACCTGTTTTTACAAGTGTATTAGTACCTTGACAGGTAGTGAGGGCGTTCAGTAAGAAGTTACCTATCTGTGTTGGGAGCCCTGTTGTAAGATTACTCACCTGTGTTGTCAAGGTGGCGACTTGTGCTTGCAATGTACAGAACTCGGTTATAAGTTCCTGAATGATTTGATTCAGAGTTGCGTTGCTTGAAAGATTTTTCAAACAAGCTATGTCATATGGACCATTAAGCAGTGCACTTATTTGAGACTGCAAAGTTTGTACATCTCCCCATATTGTACATATAGCTGTCTTGTAACATTCAAGTAAGCAAGGAAGATCTGTACAACCGTTATTACAACAAGTAATACAACTTGTAAAAGCTGTACATGTAGTAAGATCAATACTTGGTATTGATATTCCCACACCGGTAGCATAGTCAAGTATCTTTTGAAGAAGCACTGCTTCTATTTCATTTAATCTATCCCCTGTACAAATGCCCAGAGCAGTTATAGTTGGGCCAGTATATACTATCCCAGTATCTGATATCGGTTTCTCAAAGTAGTTATTACTCGCTGAGTTGTTACATCCACTTCCCATATTAGCAAATTAGTTTTTGAACTTTTGAAATTATGTATATTGTATACTCATCATCCAGACAATTACATCCCATGAATTTATCCATTAAGATCTCTCTGTACTCACATAGCCTGTCATACAAAGTAAAATCTACTTTGTTCTGATAACCATTTACATGATTAAGATACTGTGTACTTGCAAGATTAGCAATGGTTCTATCAATACCATCAAGCAAGTTATTGTACCCATCATTGTTCAGGTTAGTGTCGGTTAATGTTGGATTGATTAAAAACATTTACAGTTTTGTTTTGTTGTTGTTGACTTTTGTTTACATAACAAGTAGGGCACATTCCTTGTATCATCTGACATGCAGGAAGAATGACACTACAAGTTTGATTTACACATTTTACTCTATTGCAAGCCATATACTTTAGTTTAACAGTTACTACATTGTTTCCATTTACTTCCCGGAAATTTGCAAGATAACTTATCCAGCATCATGTCAGCTTTTTTATAGTACTCTCCAGAAAGCCTATAATTTCCTGCATTACACTCAGCAACACTTCCATCTATGTACAGTTTAATTGAACGGAGTTCGGTCATGTAATTTGCGTATGATGGATTGTGACAACCACATTCAAGATCTACCTTGAGGAAAGCATGTTGGTACTTGCATTTGATTGTATCAATCTTAATAAACTTTTTACTGATTACAGCATTAGGTTGAACATTTACTACAGTATATACTATTTCATATATACCATCTGGTAAAGGTGTACAACCTGAATCAGAACAGGTAACTCCAAGATCAACACACTTGTATACATTTACATTCAATGGACTAAATGGAACATTTACAGTTGGGTATCCTGGAGGAGTTATTTGTAGTGCAAGTTGGTTTGATGAAGGTATAGCACCGTAAGTACTTAAATCACTTATAGCAATAACCGAACTATCTCTTAAATCAATAAGGGCAAGTTCAAGATCCGGAAGTTGTTGTACTAACATTGTTTTTTATTTAACAGTAATTGGTGATGGGTCAAAACTTGGTTTATCTACAATAGCTCTTTGTGTCATCCAGCCATAGAAAAACTTCTTATTAGCCGGTCTTTTCTGACAAATCTTAATATAGAACTTGGCTGCATTTATCTGCATTCTGGTCATATACAACTGATGCATCGTAGTATCCAGTTTACGCTTGTAGTAAGTACAACTATCTACTGGTTTTATTATTGACTGGGCCTTTGCAGGTGAAGTACAATACCAACACATCAATATTGTAATAATAATTTTTCCAATTACTACTGTAGCTATTTTTAATTTCTCTTTCATGCGTATGGATTATTTGTATTTAATACATTAATGGTACTACTGTCCATTTTACCAGTCTCAGGTACATCTAATGATCTTTGACAAAGTACTACTGCTTGATGTACACCCATGTTTAGCTTTTTCTGTCGTTTAATATCTTCTCTTTTTTGTGCAGCTATTTTCATTTTTACTAAACTTTCTGATGTAAAGGTTCTACCCAACATAGCTTTTCTAATTTTTTCTTTAGTCTCTTTTGGCATAACTTTTCCAGTTTGAGCTTTTCTATTGTTTTCAATAGCCTGCAAACTACGAAATTTTCCTTTTAGAATCTGAGACATTTTTTGTTTTGATTCTTCAGAATGTTTTTTACCTAACCTGCTTGTACAAAATGCATCTCTATGTTCTTTTGAAAGTTTTCTTCCTTTTAATGGGGAGCAACCTTTAGGAAAATTAGCTTTATTTTTATGAGCATCACTAAGTATTTTTCGTTTTTCCTCAGAAATAGGTCCATATTTTTTACCCTTTAAAGCTTTAGATATTTTGTCTTTTGTTTCTTTGGATGCTACATAACCAAATCCACCATCTCCACCATCAGTAAGATTACAAAGAGTACCTTTTCCTAAATCTTTTCGTCCATACAAAGCAATAAATTCTATTTCTTTTTCTTTTAAAACATTTATATCATTAGTTTCAAAAAGAATATCTATGTCATAAATAGTTTTACTTACAATATTTTCCCAGTGTTTGTTTCTGTGTTTATGAGAAAAAGCTCTACTATATTCATGTGTAAAACTTTTAAAACTATTATGAAGTTTACATTTTGATCCAATCCCAATATAAAATACTTTATTGGTATCTTGACGAATATGTCTATACAAGTAATATCTAAGCATATGGATTATTTAAATTCAACTCATTTAAAGTAAAACTATCCATTATTCCTGTTTCTTTAATATTAAGAGATCGTTGACATAAAATTATGGCTTGGTGAACTCCTGTATTTGTAGCTTTATCAAACAGATCGTTGGCAACCTCTTGGTTGATTATATCATCACCTTTAATTACATTCCAAAATGCTTCCCTATAAAACAAATCTCTTGCTTCAAAGAGTTCACTATTTTCTTTTAAACATTGAGGGAAATGATCTTCATTTTTTAATGAGTCAACTATAGGCCAACCAACCCATTTTGGGTTTGGTTTCCTAGCTATACCCCAAAGAGTTTCACCACCTGTATCAGAAGGATCGTTACCGTAAAAGCCCTCATTCTTTAAGGTACCATCTAATGCTATTTCAAGCTTTGCCATTTTCAGTATTGTTTTTTTGAGTCCCGAAATAATATGAGAATATCATCAAAGTTAGGGTCTTAATTAAATCAAATAACTGACTGCTTATTTCATCAGACAATAATTTAATCTTAAATGCTACTACTTTATCTATTATAAATACAGCAACAAGAGCTGCAAATACCATTAATATAAACCTAACCAGTATTTCTTTTGTTTCATGAATAAATAGTTTGTTTACATATACAACAGCACCTATAATAAATGCTATTGCAATAAACACACCTAATATCATTACCCATAAAATATCAGAAGAAAACATAATTTTAGTTTTAAGAAAAAGGGGGACAGAGGCAATTTCCCCTATCCCCCTTTGGTCAGTTACGGATTGTACTTACTATTAAGGAACCTGTACTGTAGTACTTGTTGTAGTAGTGTTAGTACTTGTTGTATAAGTAGTAGTAGCGGTAGTATTTGCAGTAGTATCGTTATCTACGTTACCCAGGAACGCTGTTAGTATTGCTGTGATTGCAGTACCGTTTGGTGAAGTAATGTCTTGCGGAATTGCAATTATTACTGTTTCATCCATACGTGTCGTACCTACGTCACGGCCAGTGATCTGTGGTTGCCAGAACCTGATGTAATACAGGTCATATGCTGCAGTACTGTCAACGTATGTCTGGAACTCTCCATTGTAGTTGACGTTGCTGAAGATATGTTTGTACTCAGCCTGGTATGAGAAGAAGTCTTTTTCAAGTTGTTGTACTTCAGCCGGTGTAACTTGAGGATAATTTGCTCTTTGTACAATAGTAGCTGTACCATATGAATTACAATAGTTTTGCACTTCATAGTCAGTAGTCAAATCTGGACCTTCCATGATGTATGTCCAGAATGACATACGGTCAAATTGGTAAGGGAAGTTGGTCAGATCCGTTGATGTACCCTGTCCATAAGTCTGCAGCGTTTTACCTGTGATGTAGAAGCTCATACCATCTGTTGCAAGACCTGCAGTCACAAACTGGTTCAGGATAGTATCATTGTTGATTGCCGTAACAAACGACTCATGGATAGTTATGAGCTGTTGACTTGTCAAAGTGTCACATGGGTTTGCACCGCAAGAGCAACATGGTGTTGTAATCATCACTGTACGAGTCAGTGAGTTGTTATATGCTGCTCTGATATAGAATGAATCCAAACGAAGTGTTATTGATACATCCTGCTGGCAAGCAAGAGAACCAAGTGCGAATGATACTTGGGTAATCTGGGTCTTAGCTGTCAAGCTACCAGTAACCTTGTACCATTCAAGTACATTTGCACCAACAATCAGATCTGATTTTTTACTGCCTTCATTTGCAGAGTAAATATTCCTACCTTGAGCAAGGTATATATACTTTGCATTACCCACAGTAGCAACCGTTGCCGGGGTATTATCAGGGAGGAAGATACCAAACTGTGCCGGACTTGAGGTCAGGTTGTTAGTTGATCCTGTTGTTGGTAACGTGTTGCTCTTTGATACTACAAAGAGGTTGGTTAATGAAAAGTCTGCCATTTTGCTTTATTTTAAGTTTTTAAAGTTATTATTCGTTTTCTTTTGTTCTTACTCTACTATACTGTGATAATTCTTGATTAGCTGTAGCATCTCCAAGCTCAGTAACAACTAAATCTACCAACTCATCCTCAAGGTAACTTTCAAGTTCACAATCTACTGTAGTAGATAATGTACCATCAAGATGAACATATCCAGTTATATCCATGTCCTTCGGGTAACGAAGATACGATAAATACAATTCATTGGGAGTAAAACTATTTTGTGAATCACTGTAGACATATATTTTATCTGCAGATATTACACCCAATGTTTCTTGGTAGTTAAAACTTGGCTGGTAGTGAGGAGATTTTAATAACATTCTAATATCCGCATGCTTCATAAAATCAATGACATCAAGTAACCTATCCTTACAATTACCTTTAGTAGCAAGTACATAAGAGGTAGTTGGGATCATCATATCATTTGACATTGAACTAAACGGTACAAAATAACTATTAAGTACGTCCCCGGGTGTAGCAGTTAAGGTAAGCTTCTCATATGTGACCTGAAAATTTTGCAAGTCCTCATATCTTTTTGAGAAGGCATCCATCCCTAACTGATACACATTGTTCGGGTCAATTTTCTTCAATACCAGTTTTACCTGGGCCTTATTTAAAAGATCTATCTTAGTTTCATTAGGTATGAACTGTCCCCTCAGATTACTAAGCCTGTTGGCTTTGGTATCTATGGCGAATAATAAATTCTGAACTGGTATCATACATAATGGTTACTTCTTGCTCTCTGCTTTGGTTGATTTGGCACTGGCCTCTTCAGTTGTCTCAGGAGCAACATATGAATAATTTTCAATGCTGTTCTTGATCTTCTTCTTGTCTGCTACTCTTGTTTCGAGAGCCAGTCGTTCCATCTGTTTTGAATCAAGTGATAGTTCATCTATCAACTGATCTTCAGACTGAGCTATTGATGTTTCTCCTTCATAGATGATACCGTTACGTTTTGACAGTACCCTCAGTTGGATTGCTTCTCTCACAAGACTTCTAACTGTCAGAAGTTTGTCGGTCATGCTGGCTATCCTGTTAAACAGGTCAACCGAGTTTTGACCCTTGTACTCACCAGTCTCTATTGAACCTTTCGATATCATTGTATAGAGTATGTTGAATACAATTTCTGGCTTATCGTTGTCTGTGATTGGTAGGCCAATCAGTTTAGCTACTTTCCTCTGCCTATCAACTGCCATCTGTCTCAGAGTTTCTATGGCCTTAGTTACGGTCATATTCTGAGCATAGACAATAGCTGCTTCAGCTTCTGGATTGGAAATGTAAAACTGTACAGTTGACTTACAATTTCCTTTCTTCCACTCTTCCTGAGACGATGCAATAAGATCAGTTATCTGCGTGAGCCACCAAAACTCTATCTCTTTGTGTGGGTTACTGAAGTTAAAGACGTTCTCTCCATCTACCAGTTTTACCCTTGATGCTACCAAACCGGTATTAAATTTTGCTCCGTATACTCCAGAGTAATACTCTGAACGAGGACCAAGATCTAAGCCAGTTATGTTTTCAAGACGTTCTTTTCTTTCCTTTACTATTGTTGCCTCACGGTCAGCAGCTTCAGGGTTGACCATACGCATTCTGCGGATGTAGTTTGCCTCTGGGTCAAGACCAGTCAGATATTTACCATCAAGTCCTTGAACTGGGCAAATTCCTATTCCGGTACCCGGATGTCTCATGTATCCCTTTTCTGCTAGGGCATTTTGCATTGTCATCTCTCCTTGCTTGTGTGTTACAGGAAGAGGTAAGATTTTAGCTATCCTTGCCATTTTAATCACAGTATGTAGTTGGTGCTCCCCTACTTAGGGTGAGGGGAGCTTAACCCTTAATTTTATTACTATCCAAATTCTATTAGGAGAATCCCTATTAGAACTGTGGTACCTGCTCGATAAGTGCTGTACGAGTGATATCTTCAACAAACACATCGTAACGATCTTTCATCCAGATCTTATAACCTGGGAACATGTTCGCTGAACTCATTCCCTTAGAAGCTGCGTGACCCATGTGATGGTAAGTACCGTCAACATAACCCCAAGTCATGCTAGGAGCAGATGCCGGACGAACCTCACGGATATTGTCAGATGACATCTGATCACCTTGAGGTGAAACATCAAACACCATGAAGATCGGAGTAGACTTCTTGTTGCGACCATACTCAGAGTTTGTCTGAGGCAGGTCAAGCTCCATCAGGTGAGATACTTCGATACGACCTGTATCCATAGTCACCATTGAGTCAAATGCCCAGTTGATGGTCATGTTCTGGCCCTTACCTTCAATGAAACGGTTGTCAGCGATGATTGTAAAACCAGCTTTCAACAGGTCATCCTTGGCAGCAGTACGGAATACTTCGATACCTGCTTCGTTGGTAAACAGTTTCACCCTACGGTTCTTCATGTCTTCCCTACGGTAGAACAGATCACCAAATACGTTACGGATGATATTGATTGAGAACTGGCCGGCGTTGTACTGCTCCAGGTTACCATATGCTCTCATACGAGGATACACACCCATTGACAGTTTCTTCATTTCCTGATTACCAGAACCAGTGTTTGATGAACCACCTTGTGCCCAAATCATTTTCTTTACTTTCATGTCCAGCATACGCTTACGGAGTTCCATTTCGATAAATGGTTCCCATGCTGTAACATATTTGTGCTCACCTTCTTGGTTACGTACTTTCTTAGAGTACATAATCAAGTCAATCAGGTTACCGTCTTTGTCTGTACCACGAGTATTAGCGTTAGCCACTTTAGTATCAGCCCAGTCGGTTACAGTGTGCTCCACCATGTTTGCAGAACCCAAAGATTCATACAAAGTAATTTCATCACCAAGAGAACCCAGACCGGAACCTCTTTCGTCAAACTCACCAGTAGCATTGTAGAGGAACTCAAACTCACGACCTTCAACAAGCCACTGCGGATCAACTGAAGTAGTCATTGGGTTGGTAGTTACAAGTTGCATTGTATACTTCCAAGCACGACCCCACTGAACCGGGTCATTCATAACAATGAACTGCTGACCATACATACGGTTGGCGGTGATTACGTCATTGATAAAGAACTCTTTCTTGTCAAATACCATTTCAAAGGTCTGACGGTCAATACCTATATTGCTCAGATTGAGAGTAGTGTCCGGAACCTCAATAAGCACAGGGAACTGATACGGAACATTTACTTTCCATTTCCAGTAGTCAGTTGCTTTGTTGATGTAATATGGCTTGGACTTCATAATCATCTGCAGGAAGTCATTTGAGTACAGGCTGGTTTGCGTGTACAAACTGATGATCTTTTTATCGTAATCTGCAGGTGATTCTGAATGCAGCATCTGGATATGGTTAGAGTCCGTGAACTTACCCAGAGCCCTCTTATTCATAGAGGAGTATCTTGTCGCAATGTACCCTGAACTATAGCCAGGTATCTGTTGTAATGCCATTTTAAGTAAAATTTAGTTTAATAATTATAATCCATCAATGAATGTTGATTTTCTTTTTCCATCACCGAAAGTATCGTTAGCTTTTGCTTTCTTTCCTTTTACAAAGTTGAAGAGCTCATTGCTTTCTTTACTTACAGCTTTTTTTGCTACTGGCCCAAGATCGAGACTGATTGGTTTGCCCGGCTCATACCCCTTCATAAGAAGGAGAGCAAGCTTTACTTTAGCTTCGTGATTCTGTGGATGCTGAAGATCCATTATCACTCTGTCAAAGTCGGTGATCAATTCACCTGAAGGCAGCTTCCACTTTTTAGCTTCCAGGAAATCAACAGCTCTATTAGCTGAATCCTTGTTTACCGGGATACCATCAAAGTCTTGTGTCTTTAATTTCTCACCGAGGATATTCCTGATGTTTGTAGAATACTGTGCTTCAAGTTGTTTCTTACGTTCAAGACGAGCTTTCGATTCTTCCTGGATTCTGGTCAACTGAGCTTCCTCACTTTTAACCAGAGCCTTATGATGTCTCTGTGCTGTGCTCTCAAGGTCGGCATTAAGCTTTAGCTTCTTAACCTCGGCCTTGATATCGTCTTCTTCCCATCCCTGGTTTCTCAACGCCGCTTCAACAACTGACTGTTGGTTATCCTCATCACTAAGGTCCATGTCTTTGAAGTGCTGTGTTTCCAAATACTGGTTAACGTATTCTTTTGGATCTGCACCATTCACGAAGATTGCATTAAACAAATCTCTATATTCTTCACCATGTCTGCCAGCAAAGCTATAAACCATTTGTTCTGCCATCTTCTGTTTTTCCCAATTAAACCTTTCGATGAACTCTTCTGATGTTGCAGGAAGTTCTTCATCTTCTCCATCTGGTGTAAAGATGCCGACCTTATACAGATCTTTTGCTAATGACTCAAAATCATTATCTGATTCTTCATCATTATCATCATCTTCATTTGTAGATTTTTTTGTCTGAGATTTTTGACCATTGTCATCATCATTCTCAGCATCATCATCATTGCCCTCAATAAACTTTCGAGCATCATCCTCTTCTTTTCGTTTAGCAGCCCTCATTTCCTCAGCTCTCTCTTCATCAGATTTGGCTTTGCCTTTATCTGCAGCTTCCTGTTTGTCCTTATCGGTAGCAGGTTTGATTTTATCAGAAGATGTATTTGATGGAGCAGGAGTGCCATCCATGTAGGCTTCAAACTCTTTTGCATCTGCTTGAGAAGCCTCAACACCAAAGTCGAGATCTTCATCGAAGAAGGTTTCTTGTGCCATATGTAGTTGTAATTTGTTGATGTAAAGGTAAAGCTGCTTTATTGTAACTAACAACTTTTTACCTTAACTGATTAAAAAATATCCATTTCTATATGCCGTTAATGAAAGAAAATAACCTATCACTTTGAGTTAGAAGATAGTTTTTTCTTCATCATTTTTACTTTGTCTTTCTCAATGTCATTTCGTTCTGACTCAAGAGCAAGCTTTCTTTCTTTATGTTGAGCATCAGTACCTGCTTTCATATTTTCCTGGGCCAACTTTTCTTTCATCATCTGAACTTTCATATCTTCTATGTCACGCTTGTAGATTGAGTCTTGTTCTTTTTGACGATGTGCCATAATGTCAAGAAAATCTGGTTCATCTGTAGCACGATTAATTTCAGTCATCTTCATACGTTCTTTGATTTGAGCAATGGTCAATTCAGTATTAGCTTTGGTATCAATCTCGTAAGTTTTGACCTGTATCTCATCTTGATGATACTTATCTTCTCTTGCGGCTTCTTGTTCCATTTTCTGCTGTTCCATTTGCTGTGCTTGCTGCTCCATCTGTTGCTTCTGTTGTAACATTTGATCATTCTTCTCTTTGAGCTTCTTGTATACATCAAGAAGTTTGCGAGTAGATGTCTCTGTATACATCTGTGCAACTTCGTATAGACTTGCTCCATTTTGCATTGCTGCCTGGGCCAGACCTTGGATTTGCTGGAAGACTCTCATATCATCTGACCTTGAGGTCATAAAGAGTTTGATGTCACGATTTTTTAAATGAGTCTCTGTTTGAATTTTTACGAAGGCATTTCCACCCTCGTTATCAATAAAGCTTAATGTAGAATCTGGTTTCCTTGCTTCAAGATATAATGCCATGTCAAGTACACATTGAAGCTCTTGGTTTTCAATATACTCCTGTTGAACAAAGTATGGCTCTGTCTGAGCATAGGATTGTGATACTGCTGTATTTGTACCGGTTGCTGATTCAGATGCGGCAACTGATCCAAGTCGTTGTCTATTGATACCAATCAATTCCCAACACTCATTCTTCAACTGCATTGCTAATTCATAGCGTGTTTGCATCTGCTGAGAAAGTGTCCAGTCAATTACAGTGTACTGGTTAAAAGAAGATGGCTTCTTTAAATTGTCAGGACTATCGTCAACCCAGATAACACCTTGCTCTTCTGCCTGGCGTTCCCAGATTTCCATACTGTCTTCGTATGTACCATTCTTCTGCAGAGGTACGTGCCGGCGAGACATCAGAAGCACTTTACCTTTTTCTTTTTCAAGTAATCTGTAGAGTTGATTCATGCAGATGTTGTAAAGTGTCTGGAAAGGTTTCATCAAATCTACAAGAGATGTAGAAACTGTATTCTCGATTTCATGTACAACACCAATGATAGGACAATAGTCCAAGATCTCAAGTGGCTCAACATAGTAGATGTCATCACCAATCTTTACACCTTTGTACCACTGGTTTTCCCATTTCCATTCAATAGATAATTCTTGAGGATGCTTACCGTCTTTGTAGTTATCATCAACCATGTCTGATTGTATATTACCATCTTTATCAATGTAAGTCAGTAAACCAATTTTACGTTTTGATATCCAGTAAGCAGTAGTAACAATGAAACGGTTACCGAATGTACCTACAGATGGTGCAGCATTACCAAGAAGACCATTGACATCTTGGTTGTTATCGTTGTTCATCCAGGCTTCCATGTTCTGCCTTTCTCTCAGAACCAGATCATCATAGGCATTGTACTGAATGCTCTCAGCACCTGTCTTACCTGCCTCAAGGTTGGTAGTCCTTGAATAAGGATAGAAAGCTTGCATTGCATAGTTACGAAGGTGGTCTATCTCTTCTTCAGTAAGATCATACTTGTTGATGATTTCACTAAGTTCCATTATTTCAATCAGACCGGCAGCATACGCATCCTTGATGTACTTTTTATCCGGTGTAGTAAGCCACCATACATTTTTAGGATTGACCTTCTCTGCTTTAAACCCTGTACGACTACGGTCTTCATAGTTATGGAAGAACTCTCTGTTGCTTATAAGCAAGTCACGAAAACCTTGTTCAAACTCTTCTTTAAGATTGAACTCACGCTTTAATGCCTGAAGCATATTAGATGCCCATACTTCTGCAGCAGAAGTATAATCCATCATGTACTCTTTTACTTTCTCAGTAGTAAGTTGGTCTACTTGTTTATCAAAACCTTCAATGTCAGAAGTATCTACACCTTGCTGTTTAAGATCTTCAGCGATTTTTT